AACAACCTGTCTTCTGCCCCATACACCATTTCTGACATAATGTCTTTTGCGATGGCCAGAATTTTATTTTTATCTTTCATGACGATGATATCAATGTCGGCATGGTCAGAAATAAAATAATCACCATTAGCTGTTCTTCTTATTTGAAGTTCAACTTCTGCTATTGGATCTGCTTTCTTGGGCTCTGGTTGTTGTTTTGAACCAACGGTAATTTTGATGGCCATTATTCAGCACATTCCTTTACAAGCTTCTGTACCTGCATGACTTTTTCTAGCATCGCAGGGTTAATTTTTTTGGTTTGGAATTTATCAAGCGTTGTTCTCACGTCTTCCAGTTTGCTCGCGAGATCTCTGTTTTCAAGCATCACTTCTTTTTCTTTAAGAGTGGTAACTTCGCTTTTGAGTCTTCCGAGTTCTTCGTTAAGATATACTTTGAATTCCACTTCATTAGCACCGAAGGAGACAATGTAATTATTCAATAATTCTTTTTGCTCTGCGAGGAGTTCACCATCGTATGACTTATTAAAGTTTTCTATAACAGTTTTAAAAACAAGTTTATCAACATGTGGCATCTGCTTTGATTTAATTGCCTCTTTACCTTTCGAGGTCATAGCGGCGATCAAAGTTCTTTCCAAGAGAACCTTTTCTTTCACAGAAGTGTTCTGTGTGAACATTTGCCAGATGGTGGCAAGGTGTTTGTAGTTGGGGACAAAGTTACCGTAGACTTCTTTGCCAAGGTTTTTGTTAATGCTTTCTATAAGTTTAGATTGGGCCGCGAAAATCTCTTCTTGATTAAGGGCAGAATGTCTTTTTGCAGATTCGCCAAGTATACGCTCGGCTGTGTATAAATCTGTTTTCTTAGTCTCGGACAACACTTTGATAAGTTCTAGCTCTTTCTGTAGGATCTTGCCAGTAGAAAAGTTTTCTTTCAGCATAGAAACCAAAACATTTTTCTTTTCTATGTCATTGTTGACTACAGCCTTGGTCAACTCTTTTACCAGAGCCTCGTATAGAAAAGCGGTATTTCTCTTTTTGTTATGCCTTAGTTTCATCTGTTGTCTCCGTTGAGTTGCCCAAACTTTCTATTAAGCCTTTAACTTCCCAGTTGGTGCTAAGTATTTTTTCTTCTTCGGTCGCAAAACCATTATCATAATTAGTTTCTCGCGATTCAAACATCCCCTTGGCCAAGGAATCTAAACCTCCATAACCACTCTTACCGGGGAAAGTTTTGCGAGGATCCATGTTTGTGCCTGCGACGGAGGCGCGATGGCGTTTCATAGCGCCGGCACCCCTATTGTCACGCCCTTTCTTAACTGGGTGATAGACTTTGCCTTTGGAGCCGGGAGTTGTGTAACCCTTATCTTCACGGCGGCCCGGGGCTGCGAGGAGTGGGTCATCGCCGATCTCTGGCGTTTCTGGCTCTTCTAGAGCGCCCTCGTCCCCCAGATCTTCCGTGTCTCCTCCAAGATCATCGGTGCCCAAACCTCCGAGATCCCCAAGGTCCTCGCCTCCAAGATCACCAAGGCTTGCTCCTGCTGCCTCCTCTTGCATTGCTTCTGCAACGGCTGCGAGTGAAGCATCAAACTTGCGATCGTAGAAGATCTCTCTTTGGTTTCTCTCAAACTCTTCGTGGGACATGTTGAACAAGTGTTCGGCAACCCAACGTCTTGAGAAGAATCCTTCTGTGGCGGAGCCTGCGACAGTGAACTTCTTATCCCAGTGTTCCAACTCTTGGAGTTCCGAGATCTTGGATGGGTTATTAAGGGCGAGCCCAAAACTAAGTAAATCTTCGTCTCTGAACCCAAGCGTGTAGAGATGAATGATCCCCACCTTTTCTAGTTCGGATACAACAGCCCTCTGGAGGCGCTGGATGGTTCTTGCGAAACGAATGTCTTTTTGGGCAAGAGTTGTTTTGTCTTCGTCTGCACCTGCTTCGTTTGTAAGATAGGATGCTGGGATCTTCAGTGCCGAGAACAGTTTGTCTCTCAAATACTTTACATCGTCGATATCGCCAGTCATTGTGCCGCCGGCGAGAGATGTAATGTCGGTTTTGGAATCTCCGCGGACAGGAATATAGTAGTCTTCCTCGACGGAAAGCGGATTATAACGCAGGTCGACACGACCTGTATTTGCGTCGGTAAGGGTGTTTCTCTTCATAGAAGAAATAACTTTTTGCATATACTGCTCGACCTCATTCGGAGGAATTTGGCCCACGTCCACTTTAATAACCCGGCGCTCAGGGGACCGGACAATGCGGTAAGCCATCATCGCGTCTTCCAACAGAATCAACTGGCGGAAAATACGACGGGCTGGCTCAAGAACCGAGGTTCCATAAGGGGCGTATTTGTCATTGCCCAAAATTCGGAAATGTGCCATCTGCCAATTTTCCAAAGTCAAGCCGGCAGAGTTCCATTGGTATTGGACATAGTTTGGATTGGTCTCATCCTCGCCTTCAAGGCGCTCGACTTCCCGGGACGGGAGACCAATGCCTGTTTTGATACCATACTTTTCATCGATGTCAAGGTATAAAAAGAAGTCACCAAACTTGCACATTGAGCGACACCAACCAAACAAATTATGATCAATGTTTAAAACGTTATGGTAAAGAGAATCAAGTACTGCCTTAATCTCCTCGTTAGAACACTTGATATTAAGCATCGGCTGTAACGACGAGTGTGTTGTCATCTCGTCAGCATAAATGTCCAGCGCAGAGGCAATCTCTGGGGTATACTCCATCTGATCAAAATCAACATAGCGCTCGGCGCGGTTGTGCTGATTCATTATGCCTAGCTGCATATTGTAAGCATTCTTGGATCGCGAAGTTTTAAACGCCTGCCCACTAGCAGAAGTAAATCTGCTTTGGTATTTGTCAAGCTGGTATCTTCTGATCTTGCGACCAGATTGAGTACGACGTGTAGTTAATGGTCCAGAAAAAATCCTTGTCAGAGACTTAAAAAGTTCTGACCTTGGGTTTCTGGGGTTCCTGTCTTGTCTTGCCATTTATCTATCCCTTAATAAGCCAAATAAAGTCTTTCTGGTCTTTCATTTCTTGTTTGGCGTTGTCGCTCCAAGCGCCCTGACGGTGGCCTTCCATGCCCGGTATTGTGGTTTTTATCTGTCTAGTATTTAGTCTCATTGCGCCGGCCATAGCCCTCTTATATTCTAAATCTTTTTTACTAATTGTAAGTGCCGTGTCCCTAACCCAGCACCCGATTGCCATGGCCATAACCAAGTCATCATGGTAACTTCTCATGGCCTGTGCTTTGTTGTTACTCCATATAAATGTCTTAAACTCATCCACTATGCGTGCAGAATATATGGTAATTAGTTTATTTCGTATGAATTCTTCCATTTTTGCAACGATAAGTGGACGTGTTTTAGACGAAGTTGTAAAACCGGGGACCGAATTTGATATCGACTCTGCCTGTAACTGATCAATATACTCATGTGTACCCTTTATTGAGTAATAGAGATTTGGGTACAATCTATCTTGAAGTTTCTCCAAGATTGATATTCCTAGACTGTTATTTTCAACCACCAGCAAGCAATTACCAAATTCTCTGCCTGTGGAGTCAAGAATAGAAGCAAACTCTTCAAGATTTGGCTTTCCGCGATATTCACCTACCACCTCCATGGTCTCTAACTTAACTATGTGGAAAACAGAAAAGTCTTGTCCGTCTCCCCTTGCAACGTCGGCCGACATCATATATGTCGCCTCTGGGCTGTATTGCTCCCAAAGCCATAGATTGCGATCAAACCCGGTTCGATACATTGGGTCTTTGATTCCAAGGACCAATCTCTCTAAATCTTCCGAATGGATGACAGTTTCGCCTGAGGCGTTGAAGCTGCATTCAAGCTCTTGTGCGATTTGTCGGCGGGACATGTTCCGTGTTTCTTTCTCAAACCACTCTTGGTCTCTATCTGGGTGTACCTGCCAAGGCAAGTTTGTTGGATGAAAATCATTTACGTTCTGCTCTGCCTCAATATAGGTCTTGTGGAACCAGTTGCCAACACCATTCGGGGTGGAAAGTGCGATGCAACGACCACCGGTTGATAGTGTAGGATACAGGCCTGTCCACAGATCCTCTAGGCCCTCGACGTGGGCGGCCTCGTCAATAACAAGGAGAGACAAGGCTTCTGAACGGCCGGCGTCTCCTGACGTAGAGGCGGCTTTAACTTCTGAGCCGTTGGTTAGGACGAACGATGTCCGGTTGTCAATCTTAATGTCTGCGATACGGAGCCAAGGGGGAACATTTTGCATGATGTTCTTCACCTTTTTGACTAGGTTCGCAGCGGTTTGGAACTTGGTTGCGATAACCAAGACGTTCTTGTCTCGATAAAACAGAAGCAGCCACACAATGTATGCGGCCGTGATGGTTGAGATGCCTAACTGTCGAGCCTTAAGTATCACATTAAAGCGATAGTCATTGAAGTCTACAAGCAAATCATCCTGAAAGGGATACGTCTTAAATGGTATCAAGCCTCTCAGGGGATGCGAGATTCTCGCATAGTTATTAATAAAGTAGGATGAATCCTTCCCGCACTTAACTATTTCTTTTACAACTTCTTTTTTAGATAGCTGTGACATTAGTCCTTGCGGGTGTCGTTGGGTGCTCTACCTTCGCCGGCCTGATCGAGGAATTTGCGAAAACTGTCCTCTAAACGGTCTTCAGATTCGGAGTTAACCCCTTCGGTACTGTCGTCTGTGCCGCCAAGGTCATAGTAGCATTTCGCCTGAACCCAAGTCCGGACTCTAGAAGTGTTTTGAACGATGGCATCCATCTCACCTACTTTATTTAAAGTTAGTGCAGATCCTGTTACTTTCTTATACTCTTTCTTGATGAATGATGCAATGTCAGCAATCATTTGTTCCAAGTCACTCTCAAATCCGTTAGCATAAACATCCTTGAGCTTAAGCTCGGAATGGTAATGGATACACAACTGGTCTCCGTGGAAGGAAACTTTGAACCCGTCCATGACGCGAGAATCGTTAATAGGATGACCCTCTTCTCTTTTGAGACCAACCTTGATAGGTTCGCCTTTATCGTCCAGTGCTCCATCATGGGTGTTAGCCATGACCTGTGAGATACCTCTAACGATTTCCATTGTAGTTGCCATTACTTATTCTCCTTGAGATGTTTTTCAATTTCTTGTTTGATTATTTCACTAATTTCTTGTGGCTCTGGGTCCGGTGATGTAGTCGCCTTGCCGGCGGAGGAGATAAAGGCTTTCTCCGGAGTGTTGTGGAAAACCAAGGTTTTGAGATGATTCTCGATCTTATCCAAAGTCGAGAGCATCTGCTCTTCCACTGACGGTCCTATTTTCT